TGGCAAGGAATATAGGATACGTACCAAGGTCTAAGAAATCATCTAGAGCTTCGATTAATTTCTTTGTAGATGTATCAAATATCAGTCCTGCACCAGCAACAGTTGTTTTAAAGAAAGGGCCTGTAGCGAGCACAGGTGGGCAATTCAATCAACAATCATTTGTCTTTGGAATCACTGCAGATAAGACGGTTAACGTTGTTGATGGTATTGCTTCTTTTGATGAATTAGAGATTTACGAAGGAACAGTAGTCTCTCAGACGTTTACATCAAATAGTAGAGACAAAGATCAAAGATTTATTCTTTCAAACAACGGAATTGACCTTGATACCCTGATGGTCAGTGTTAAACCAACATCAACATCTTCGGTAAGTCTTAAATATTCTCGTCAAGACAATCTTTTTGATTCAGAAACAGGTTCTGCCATCAACGGAGACTCAAGAATCTATTATATTCAGGAAATTGAGGATGAGCAGTACGAAGTCATCTTTGGTGATGGTGTTTTTGGTAAAAAACTCGAAGATGGTAATGTTGTAGAGGTTTCTTACGTTAGAACTTCAGGAGAATCTGCTAATGGCGTCAGCAGTTTTGCTTTTAGTGGTAGATTAGCATATACAAAGGGAAGCACTGAATATAATATCACTAGCGGGATATCTTTAATTGGTTCTACACTACCATCAAGTGGCGGAGAACCGATTGAAAGCGTAGATTCTGTTAAAAAGTACGCACCACAGATTTATGCCACTCAAAATAGAGCTCTGACTGCTAATGATTACGAAATTTTGATTCCAAACAAAATTTATCCCGAAGCTGAGTCTATTTCGGTCTATGGTGGAGAAGATTTGATTCCACCACAATACGGAAAAGTCTTTATTAGCATAAAACCAAGAAATGGCGACTTTATTCCCAATTCTATCAAAGAAAATATAAAAAGAGATCTTAGAAAATACTCCGTCGCTGGAATTGTACCCGAAATTCTAGATCTCAAGTATCTTTATGTTGAAACCAACAGTAAAGTATACTATAACACAAATTTAGCACCAAATGCGAGTTTTGTTGCTTCTAAAATTCAAGATAATATCACAAAGTACTCCGAATCATCTGAATTAAATAGATATGGCGCAAGATTTAAATATAGTCAATTTTTAAAGACGGTTGACCAAAGCCATGCATCAGTAACATCCAATATCACGACCCTTCAAATCAGAAGAGACTTGAGGTTGGCACTTGATACCTTTGCTGAATATGCAATCGACTTTGGAAATCCATTCTTTGTTGAGTCCATGAATGGTTACAACATAAAATCCTCTTCTTTTAAGGTGATAGATATTACAGAAGATGTTTATCTTAGTGATCTACCCAATTCAGACAAAAAGACAGGAACAATCAATTTATTCTCTCTTGCAACTCCTGATTCAGTAACACCTGTTCTAAGAAGAAGAAACGTTGGTAGTGTTAATTACGAAACCGGTCGTATTACACTAAATCCAATCAAAATTACTTCTGGAAAAACTAAAGATAGTCAACAGGTCTTAGAAATATCAGCAACTCCTCTATCAAATGATATTATCGGTCTTCAAGATCTTTATTTACAACTTGATACGAGTTCTGTTGAAATGATTATTGATCAAATTAGTTCTGGTTCAGATCCATCAGGTTCAAGTTACACCGTAAGCCCCAGTTATACCAACGGAAGCATAGTAAGATAAAAACAAAATGACAGAAAAAAGAGTACAACTTAGTCAAGTCGTTAAGAGCCAATTACCCTCTTATGTAAAAGAGGATTTTCCTTTAATTGGTGAGTTTTTATCTCAATACTACTCTGGTCAAGAATATCAGGGTGGGCCACTTGATTTGATTCAAAATATTGATTCTTACATCAAATTAATCTCAAACGGCAACGTTGTAAAATCAACAACCCTTACATATAACCTTGATGCGTTTAGAGACGGAAATATTTACGTTCAGAACACTGACGGATTTCCTGATACGAATGGTTTAATCAAAATTGAAGATGAAATCATTTTATATGAAAGCAAAACAAGTATTACATTTGAAAATTGCGTTAGAGGTTTTAGTGGAGTAACTTCTTTTGAAAATAGTGATGATCCAGAGAATTTAGTTTTTTCTGCAACAGAGTCTGATATCCATGAGGTAGGAACTACTGTAGAAAACTTAAATATTTTATTTTTAGAAGAATTTCTTAAAAAAATTAAAGTTCAACTTTTAAGTGGTCTTGAAGAGAAAGATTTATACTCCGAACTTGATCAAGTTCAATTTATAAGGAATTCAAAGGATTTTTATTCATCCAGAGGAACTGATGAATCCTTTAAAATCCTATTTAAAGCATTATATGGCGAAAATGCGGAAATAATTCGTCCTATCGATTATGTTATTAGTCCATCGGACGCTAATTTCAGAAAAAGTAGAGATTTAATTGTTGAGCCATTACTTGGTGATCCAACTGAACTGTTGAATAGAACTTTATTCCAAGATACCTTTGAAAATATTGAAAAAGCTTATGCTCCAGTCTCTCATGTTGAAAAAATATTCTCTGGAGTCAGCACCGATTCAACATATTATAAAATTAGCATTGATGGTTCCTTAAATCAAAATGATGGTGCCACCACACTCCTCTATGGTAATTTTTCCTCACATGCAAAAACATATATCATAGGAAATGTTGGAGTTGGTCAATCATATTTGGATGTTGACTCTACAGTTGGATTTCCAAAATCTGGAACTTTAACGTTTAATTATAAAAACGGGACAACTGGAATTTGCACATATTCTGAAAAAACTAATACTCAATTTTTAGGAATTAATACCACTGGTATAACCAATGACATTTCTGATGGATCTTTTATAGATCAAAACACTTATGCATACACATCTGATGATGATGTTGTAGATGGTATTCGTGTAAAAATTAGATCTGTTTTAAATGATGTCAAAATACCCCCTCAAACATATTATCAGAAAAAGGGGTCTAAGGTAAAAATTAAATCTTTAGGAAAAGTTGCAAAAGATATTAAATCTAATAATTGGATTTTTAATACAGCTCAATTCTATGATGTAAAATCTTTGACATTAGTTGATGCTACTAATAGCACATATCGACTTGAAACAAAAGATTCTCATATTTTGAGAATAGGGGACAAGTTAAATTTAACTGATAAATTTGCAACTACTTTAGCAAATGATTTTGTGGTTACTGATGTTTTCAGTAAAACTGCTTGTATTTTTAGAGGCACTGGAATCACTAATACTAGTGACATTAAAAAAGTAACTAGAAAAATTACTAAGATTGATTCTGATCTTCATTCGGATTTAAATATTTTAACTGCTAATGTTCAGAATGTATATTTAAAACCAGATCTTGGTACGGTTAACGGAAAAACTTATTACGGTCCATCCCACGAACATCCAGAAACTGGTGTTCGGATGGTTGGTGCAAAGCACACTTCAACTCCTCATGACATCATTATCGATGATCCAAATTCTTCTAAAGTTTTAGTATCTTCGACATCACTGCCATCAAACGCTGATGTTAAGTTAAATCCAAACATTGAGCAATATGTTTTTAGTGGTGAGTTTGTATCTGATAGTGAAGAGATAAAAATCACGGATGGTGTTGATCATAATTTCTATACTGGTGATGCTGTTTACTATGAGCCAGAAAAGGGAACAGTTACAACAACTAACTCCGAAGGTGTTAAAATTGAACAAAGTTATGTTATAAGTGAATTATTTCCTGAAGGAATTTATTTTGTAAAAAGGGTAGATGCGAATAGGGTAAAATTAGCAAAAAGTAGATCTAATATCTACAACGATATTTTTGTTAAAGTTGTTGGTGGGGGATTAGATACTGTAACTATCTCTCAGAATAATATTCAAAAACTTGAGTACTATAATGAAAAGATACAAGCACAAAAGATACTCAGAGAAATCAAGCATCCAGAAACTGATGGAAAGGTTCATGAAACTCAATCTGGTTATACTGGAATTTTAGTTAATGGTGTAGAAGTTTTAAATTATAAGTCGGATGATTATTGTTATTATGGTGCTGTAGAATCTATCCAAGTTACTAATGGTGGTGAGGATTATGATGTAATTAATCCACCTGCTTTAGGAATCACAGATTCCGTTGGATCTGCGGCTACAGGATTCTGTCATGTAGAGGGAAGTGTAAAAGAAATAAAAGTTTTTGATAGCGGGTTCGACTACTTAGATGCACCGATAGTTAAAATCAGTGGTGGTAATGGTAGTGGGGCGACTGCAGAGGCAAAATTAACAACTGTTCCTCATGAAGTTTCTTTTGATGCTTCTGGAATAGGATCGGCAAGGATTGGAGTCGATACGTCTACAATTGGATTCACCACATCTCACAAGTTTAGAACAGGTGAGAGAGTCGTATACAAGACCTTTGGTAAAAAGGCATTGGTTGGTTTATCCTCTGATTCATCATACTATGTGAATGTGAAGGATAATTATACAATCACACTTCATAAAAATGTCGATGACGCTTCTGTTGGATTAAGCACCATTACATTCACTGATTTTGGTGAAGGTATTCAATCTTTAAATTCTTACAGTGGTAAGTCTATTGTAAAAACTATTGTTGTAACAAATCCTGGATCTGGATATCAAAATAAAAAGACATCATGCGTTGCATCTGGAATTGATACGTCTTTAAATCTTGTCAATATTGAAGGTCATGGTTATGAAAGTGGAGAGATTTTAAAGTATACCGTAGATGGAACGGCTGTAGGTGGATTGACAAATTCCTCAGAATATTATGTTACTAAGTTAAACAATGATCAATTTAAATTATCTGCTGTTGGTGTAGGAACAACTCAATCTGACTTTTTCTATAATACAAAGCAATATCAGAATTTTAGTTCTATCGGTGTAGGAACTCATACTTTCAATTATCAGGATATTGCTGTAACTATAGACGGTAGAATTGGAATATCTTCTATTGAAGGAAAAACCTTTGATGCAGTTCTTAAACCAATAATTAGAGGATCTGTAACTTCCATACACTTATCTAATAATGGTGTTGGTTATGGATCTTCTGATATACTTAACTTTGAAAGATCTCCTTTAATTGATTTAAACACTGGCAGAGGAGCTGTAATATCCCCCATTGTAGTTAACGGTAAAATAGTAGATGCTATTGTTAGTGCCGGTGGAACAGACTACAATTCAACACCAGAGATAAAAATCACTGGAATTGGTACAGGTGCTGAAGTTGTTGCTGAGACTGATTCAACTGGTAAAATTATATCCGTCAACGTTACTAAATCTGGAGCTGGATATGGTTCTTCAACAACTTCTTTTGACGTAATTAAATCTGGAAAATTTGCAACTTTTAAACCAAATATTCAATCTTGGAGAGTCAACTCATTTAGAAAAAACCTTGCGAATGTAAAATCGGATGATGTTACTATATCCTCTCCAACGAACAAAGATTTAGGACTTCAGTGCTCTTACACTTACGCACCAAGAGAACTTAGAAAAATCTTATACGCATCAAATTCAGATGGCGCAGTCTTGTTCGGTAAAAAAGATTTAACCTTATCGAATAATACTGAAACAAATATTGATGCACACTCACCAATTATTGGATGGGCTTACGATGGTCACCCAATTTACGGTCCTTTTGGATTTTCAGAAGTATCAGGTGGTTCTATTGTACAATTAAAATCTGGATATACTACAAACTTAAAAACAGGAAGACCTCCCACAAGTGAGTTCCCACCCGAATTCTTTATTGAAGACTTCACTTTCTTAGATTATGATGATGATTCTTATCTCGATGAAAATAATGGAAGATTTTGCGTAACTCCTGAATATCCAAATGGAACTTATGCATATTTTGCAACTTTTGAATCTGTTCCATCATCTGATGGTGTATTTAAGAATTTCAAAAAACCAGTATTCCCATATTTGATCGGCAAAAACTTTAATTCAAAACCAAACCCATTCAATACTCAAAAACAGTCGAATCAAGATGATATTGACTTGAATAAAACTACTTGGATTAGAAATACTTATCCATATTCTATTTCTAATCAAAATAGTGGATATGTTTATACAAAAACTTCTTATAAAGATATAGATCAAGATTCTGTAATCAATTTTGTCAAGAAAGGCTCTGTTGATTCTTTAGGAATTTTGACAGGTGGTCAAAATTACAGAGTTAATGACAAAGTTGTTTTTGACAAAGAAATTGATAGTAGTTTTGTTGCTAATGCAAGAGTAACGAAAGTTGCGGGTCCTGGAATTTCAACAATAAGTGCAGTAACAACTAATTTAAGGAATGTTGAATTCTATGCTGCTAGTGGAGACTCTTTCTTAGGCATAAGCACAGTTTCTCATAATCTCAACAACAATGATATTATTCAAATAACAGGGATAACCACAAGTTCTTCTCTTCTTGATACATCTATCAAGGTTGGTGTCAGCACAACTAAACTAGCACTCTCAAAAGCAGTTGATAATATTGGCGCTACTGGAATTGTAACTTATTTTTCTGTTATTGGTGGTTTAAATATCAAAGAAAATGATATTTTCAAAGTTGGTAATGAAAATGTTCGTGTTCTTAATGTTGATAAAGTTTCCTCTAGATTAAGAGTTCTAAGACAAGAAAACTCTACAACTGGAACCTCTCATACAGCTACAACGGTAGTAGAGGATCTGCCTAGAAAACTTTTCTTCGCTGCCTCTGGAGTAAACACCGCCTTTACCAATAAAATTAACGCAGAGTATTATTTTAACCCCGCAGAAGCAGTTGGTCTTGCTCAGAGTGGAAGTACAGGTGTAGGAATTGGCACTACCTTGGGAATTGCAAACCCAGGTGCTGGTGCGACTCAAATATTTGTTCCTACTCAAGCAATATATTTCCCAAATCATGGATTGGAAACTGGAGATGTAGTAACTTATCAAACTAATACTGGATCTTCAATCGGTATCGCAACTAACTCTGTTGTTGGTAATGGAGCAACAAATCCCAACACTACGTTGTTGTCTCAACACTCAGAATTGTTTGTTGCTAAATTAGGTGTTGATTTTATTGGATTATCAACAGTTAAAGTTGGTCTCAGTACTCTTGGAAAGTTTGTTGGTTCTGCTTCATCAACATCACATCAAGGTCTTGTATTCTTCCTTGGAATTGGAACAGGTGTTTATCATAGTCTAAAGACTGTTTATCCTGGAGTTGTAAGAGGGACTGTTGAGAAAAATGCAGTAACAGTTTCAGCAGCAGGTAGTCATGGTTTGACTAATGGTGATATTGTTTCCATCAATGTAAATCTTAGAAATACAGTAACCAAGAGCCTCATTTATAATAAGGCAAACAGAAAGGCAATTTCCACAGGATTAGCATTTACGACTGGTGGAATTACTACTAGCACTGCTACAGGAAGTGCTGATATACCAAATTCTATTTTCCTGTCTGATCACGGTCTTGTAACTGGTCAAAAAGTAATACACATTTCTGACAATCCTGCTGATGGATTAGAGTCAGATAAAGAATATTTTGCATATGTGGTTGATAAAGATAATATTAGATTGACTTTAGATAAATTCCAAACCACTAAGTCCCTTCCAAATTTTGTTGGAATTGCATCTGCGTCTAATGGAGAAATTTTCCCAGTCAATCCTCCAATTAAACTTTATAAAAACTCGATTGTTAATTTTGATTTGTCAGACTCTACATTGTCTTACACTCAGAATGCAACTAGTTACGCTGCGTTTGATTTAAAATTCTACTATGATAGTGATTTTGAACAAGAGTATTTAAGTGCAGGATCTGTTAATGATGATGGTAAGTTTGATGTAACAAAAACTGGAACTATTGGAGTTACCTCCGACGCAAAAGTTACCTTAAGAACAAAACAAAACACACCTAGTGTTCTGTATTACAAGTTAGATCCAATTTTGGATCTTAATAATCCAGTTGTAAATAGAGAGATTACTGTAGATAACAATTTAGAAAATGATTCTACATTGTTAATACAAAATAGTGTTTACAGTGGAGATCACAGTGCAATTGTAAACTCAGCAAATACCTTTAAATATGATGTCAACTCCGTTCCAGAGGCATCTTCATATACTTCTGCAACTGCTGTCATGTCGTTTGATACCAAATCAACAACGGCATATGGCCCTATTACTGAGGTCAAGTTAACTGACAAGGGTGCTGGTTATACTGAGGTTCCTGGAATCACGACTGTCAGAACAACTTTAGGATCTGGTGCAATACTTGAACCGGGAAGTACGACAATCGGAAAAGTTGAAAAACTGTCTGTGGAAAATATTGGATTTGATTATCCATCTGATTTAACTTTAAGACCTACAGCAAACTTCCCACAAACTCTCAAGCTTGATCCTTTGACTGGATTTGAATCAATTGGAGTTACATCTTTCGGAAGAGGATATAACACTGCACCAAGTTTAGTTGTTGTTGATGGTAGAACTAAGAAAACAATTCCTGATGTTAAACTTAAGTTTGTTCTTGGACAAGACACCGTTGATGTTTTAGAAAATACCAACTCTCTGTCCGATACTGAACCTACCATTGTTCCTGTTGGAAATCCAAATGGCATTAGAGCTAAGAATTTTGTTTATGATTCTTCAACCCAAGAGGTGACAGTAACCCTTAGAGATGCGTTTAGTACAAATGACACCTTCCCACTTGAGGTTGGTGATAAAGTTTTGGTTGAGGGAACTAGTGTTGGTGTTGGTTCTACTGGACTCGGATTTAATTCAGAAAATTATGATTATGCAAGATTTGAAATTACTGAGGTATTCCAAAATCTAAGTTCAGTTGGTGTTGTAACCTTTAGTTTGTCTGACTATTTGAATGCTGGAGATGGAGAACCTGGTGTTCTTGATGCTGCCAATTCTTCTGGAATTTTGGTTAGAGAAAGAGATTTCCCACAGTTTGCATCTACACTTAAAACAAACATTTTCCAAAAGGGTGAAGATGTTACAAATAATGATGGTGATACTGCTGAAGTCTTTGAATGGGATGTTGACAGCAAATATTTGGTCATAGAAAGTGCTAATGATTTTGAAGTTGGTGAAACTGTCACCTCACAACAAACTGGCAGTAAGGGAATAATTACTGAAAAAGTTTCCTTTGAAACTGATTATAAGTTAGATTATTTCTCTATTGTCGATAATGGTTGGGAATATGAAAAAGGATTCTTGAATAAAGAATCTCAAAAAATTCATGACAACGAATACTATCAAAGTTTCTCATATTCAATCAAATCAAAAGTTGAATTTGATGATTGGAAGGATGTGGTATCTACAATCAACCATGCAGCTGGATTTAGAAAATATGGAAATCTGCAAGTTGAGTCTGCATTACCAGTAGAGTCTTCAACAACGCTAAAACCTATCGCAGATCAAGAAGTAACCAGGGTTATTGATCTCATTGGATCAGAAAGTCTAAATTGTGTAGAAAACTTTGATCTTGTCTCTGAGAATTTCTTAACAGGTAGTTCTAGAAATTATTCTGATGAAATTAATTTTGCCAGCAGACTCTTAACCGATTTTGCTGAATCGGTTGGCAACAGAGTTCTGACTATTGATGATTTTAGTGACACCTTTAACAATAACCCAAGATCCACTCCATATAACGA